GTCACTCGAGCAGTGGAATCAGTCGATTCGGACCGCCTACTACGACGCCGTGAAGAGTGCCCAGCCAGGCAACATTTATAAGGAAGTGCTACTGGCTTGCGCACTTGCTGAGATCGATGACATGGGGTATTTCGCTGCGGCGTCGGTGCGCGGCCCTCTCCGCGATATCACCGGTCGGTCACTCGATATCCCTAATTTCTCAAGCCACCTAAAGCAGTTCAGCGAGGACATTCGAGGTGGCATTCTGGAACGAGTCGGTGTCGCGCGACGATTGAGATACCGGTTCGTAAGCCCACTCATGAAGCCGTACATCATCATGCGTGGCTATTCGGAAGGCCTGATAAAGTAGGGCCTGAGCAGGCACGGAGGCGCTCGGGTGCCTCCATTTCGAAATAGGCCCACCTACACGCCCCCGGCACGGCCGACGCCCTACCCTCCAGCCATGTGCGGCCAATTCGTCCAGCTCCCCGTGATCGACTTCGGCCAGCCGGGGCTGGCTGACCTTGCCCATGGCCTGGCCGAGATCCAGCCCAGCTACAACCTGGCTCCCACGCAGCGCGCATCGGTGATCCTGGACCGCGGCGAAGGCCGGCAGGTTACCCGGATGGCTTGGGGCCTGCTGCCCTTCTGGGCCAAGGCCAAGGGCCTGCAGGGCTCGACCATCAACGCCCGGATCGAGACGGTGGCCACCAAGCCGGCATTCCGGTCGGCCTTCAAGAAGCGCCGCTGCGTCATCCCCATGGCCGGCTACTACGAGTGGTCGGTCAGCCCCGAGGACGGAAAGAAGGACCCGTGGTTCATCCACGCCACCGGGCCGCTGCTGGCCGCCGGACTGTGGGAAGACACCAGCCCACTGCTGCCCGAGGGCAATCTAGGCACCTTCACCATCATCACCGGCGACAGCAGCGGCGTCTCGGCCGACATCCACGACCGCATGCCGGTGTGGCTGCAGGCCGGCCAGCTCGATGAGTGGATGGCCGCCAGCCCCGACGACGCCATGGCCATGCTGCTAGCCAGCGAGCCGCCGCCGATGGAGGCCTACCGCGTCAGCCGCGCGGTGAACACGCCGCGGAACAACCGCGAGGATCTGCTGCTGCAGGTCTCCTAGCTGTGCCCATCCGGCGTAGATTAGACTTCGTCCACTCGCAGCCAGGGAATGGAGCCATGAGCGAAGTCCTAAACGTAACCTTCGATCTGCTTTTCACACAGGACACAATCGATCGCTTACAGGGCATCCCAGTGTCGCTGCCTGGCCTCTTGCCAATGGATGGCCTCACGCCAAGCGCAGGCGATCTCGTAGATCTCGATGTGGGCGGAGAGCAGCTTCCCTTCCAGGTCCGCGCCAGGCGCTTCCGATGGAAGACCGGAAGCCACATGATCATCCAGCTGACCATGAAGTTGCCTGAAGAGGTCTCGATACCGGGTTCAGTGCTAGAGAATCGCAGGACAGCGCAGGCTCACGCGCACTAGTAGGTGGCGGTTCCGAACAGGCGACGCACGCCAGGAAATGGATTTGACCCGGCAAGAAGTGGCTGCATCGTAATTAGGTCAACGGCCGCGATGGTGAGCTGGTTTCGGCCGGAATTCAATCGCCCAACTATTCCAGGCACCTGCTCGTCAGTCTCGCCTAACGTCGCTCCAACCATTGGGTTTGCCCATATCCATGGATTGGTCTGCCCCTTCGTAAGCGAGAACGTCCTTGGCCAACCTTGGCTATCAAGGTCATCGAAGGTCTGTGTGATCCTGAGCTGGCGATACGCTGATGCGAAAACCAGATTCCCATTGGCATCGAATATATCCATGCCATAAGGCGATCCACCGGAACCCATACCAATACGGGTCGATAGAACCGCCCAGTCAAAGGGGCACTGCCCCCACAGCTGGACGGCTCCATATGGCCTCGCTGGGACGCTGCCAAAGCCTTCATGCGGACTGTTCACAAAGCACCCGCCAACGTATTGTTCGGTGGATTCTGGCCTGATGATCACCATCGGGCACTCTGTCGCAACACTTGTGGTGGCGTCCATGGCGATATCGACGAAGTAGCTGTTACTGGCTACAGCCTTGGTATTGCAATAGCCACCGAACGCGTACCTAGGATTTCTGTAGTCACTATCAATCTGCAGGATCTGCTCATCGTTGAAAACTTGAAGGCCTGCATTCATATTCTGAATACCGAGTAGTAGTTTGTATTGCGGACTCCGCCGAACGCGTCATTGCATAGAACGTTGAACCCCCCATTGACGATCGTAACGGGGTTGCCCGCGCCTGGCCCCGACGATGCCACTGCCACCCACGTGCCGTCATTTACCATCCCTGGAACACTGATGAAAGCCACTATTGGCCACGACCCGGCCGGAGCCACGTACGAGCCTGAAACAACGTGACGGGTAAGGCGATCCGTGACATCAAGAACTAGGTTTCCATTCTGGTCCCATACCTGAAGGCCCTGAGTCATGACCAGATCCCCAGGCGCACGCGCAAGGTCCCATTTCCGTCGTATACCTGAATCACACGATCATTGATCGTCAGATAGCCACCGCTATTCGCGCCGGTCATAGTGAGTGTCCCATTCTTGTCCAGCTTCCAGCGCGGCTGCCCTCCAACGCCTGTTGCGTTGGACTGGATCACATCGCCGATCATTGCGTTCTGAATCCAGCCGGTGCCGATCAGCGCCTGGCTGATGAAGGTCTGGCCGTTCTGCACCACGAACGGTGCGGTCGTCACGTTGTTTGCGACGTTGATCAGTGCGAAGCGGTCTACCTGGAACAGCGCCTGGCTCTGGAAGCTACCATCGGGCTGCTGCTCGACACCCAGGCCGAAGCCGGCGCCGTAGATCCGGCCGTCGGACGTAACCTGCGCTCGAAGCGTGTATGTGGCGCTGATCTTCCCATTGAGGTCCACCACTGCCTGCGAGGTCTGTTCGACTGCAGCCTGGGTCTGGCCAACCTGCGCCTGCACAGTGTCGGTCCGCTTCGCCTGGGCATAGTCTCCCTCGGCTATCACCGTCTGGATGGTCAGGGTTCCAGCGAAAACCGTCTCGTCACCGGCGCCCCAGTCCTCATCGCCCGCGGCCTGCACATCGAGCTGCACGAACAGCCCGTCGGTTTTCTGGCCGATGGCCTGAAGGCCGGTCTCCGGATCGTTGATCTCCAGTTCTAGCGTATCCACCCGGCCGACAATGGCGCCGGCCTGCGCGATCGCGTCGCCCACGTCCTGCCAGTTCGTGCCGGGCGGCTCCTCGTTGCCGGGCTCGGTTCCCTGCCAACTCCAGATCTTCCCGTTGTGCACCACGGTCTGACCCGGCTCGTACGTCGCAGCAGCATCCCAGATCAACGGCACGATCTGGTCGATGCTGTCGATTGATTTCTGCAGATCCTGCGCCAACGCACTCTTTGAGATCTGTCCCCTGAAATATTCCTCGTAGGCTGACTGGTCGGTGCTGGATTCGCCCATGACGCCTGTACCCGCCGGATACCACGGCCCGATGTTGCCGCTGCGATCGACCAGGCGTGCCCAAAAGAAGAACCTGGCACCGGCAGCAAGACCATCCAACTGCAAACGGTTCTGAGGGTATGCGTAGTCGCCCAGCTTTGTCGCCGTCTCGCGGTTGGGACTCGGGCTGCGCCAGATCTCGGTGCGCTGCGTGTCCGTCGCCCCCGGCGGGAACGCCCAGTCCAAGCGGATGCCATAAACCACGGACGCGGCGGTCAGCGAGGTCACCGCCGGCGGCGGCTCGGTCTTACCTGCGATCGTAGTCAGCGGGCTCATGGCCGGCAGTGACACGGCATTGAGCGCGTTCACCGCCCGCACGCGCGCGAGGTACTGGCCGGCGTAGATCCCGGGCACCTCGATGCTGCTGGTAGCCACGCGCCCAGCGCGCACCCAGTTTAGGTCGTCGCGGCGCCACTCCACGTCGTACGCGATGGCCTTGTCTGCAGGGTCCCACTGGATGGTTAGCGTCGGGGTGGCGATGCCCTGCTCGATCACCACGTGCGAGGACAGGGCCACGTTGGTCGGTGGCGGCTGGACGCTGGGCGGGATGATGCTGATCGGCGGCAGTTCGAGGCGGGTGCCATCGTCGATTGCCGCATACTTGCCCGGGACGTGCTTCAGCGCGGTGATGTTGTAGGTCAGTTCCTCGCCTTCAGTGACGGCGATCACGCGGAACAGCTGCAGCACCAGGTCGCTGGATTCAGTGGCCCAGACGGACTGCGGCACCGGGACCGCCGACCACGGCGCCGAGACCGTGACCACTCCCGTGGCGGCATCGATCCCGTTGATGGTCCGGCCTTCCGTGCGCCCATTAGGCAGCGTCGCGCGCAAGGTGTCGCCAATGGCCATCGTCTCGGGCACCAGGTCCAGCGTGAGGCTGTTGGCGCCTGCAGCACGGATGCGACCGGCGTTTCGGCGCCCTGCCCGGTTCGGATCCGCAACCTGGATGACGTCGCCCGGCATGCAGTTGAGGGCATCCAAGCCAACCGCAAAGCTAACGGTCTCGGTCTCTAAGCTCTCCGTGTACAGGATGTGGTTACCTACCCGCTGCGCCTGCGCACGCGAATGACAGCCGATCGCCGTGACCTCGGTCTGGTTCACGCCGTAGCGCGCGATGGCGTCGAGGTGCTGAACGACCTCCACCTTCTGCCGGCCGAAATCGTCCGGATCGGTCCACGACACCAGCGCGACGGTGTGCCGCGTTCTCCGCCCACTGCCTTCATAGTGGAACCGACCATCGATGACATTGGCCTGGCTGTAGGTCGGGCCCGGGTCCTTCGGCATGTCGGCCGACGCCATGATCTGGCCAGCGGCATAGAAGCTGATGCCACGGAACATGCCGGCCATGTCCTGCAGTACCTTGTAGGCGTCCGCCCTGCTCTGCAGGTACAGGCTGCAGGTGAACCGCGGCTCCTGGCCACCCATGCCGTCGCTCACCAGCTGATCGCAGTACTGGGCAATCTGGTACAGCCGCCACTTGTCCACCCAGTCCAGCGGGATGCGGTTGCCGAGGCCGAACCGGTCGTTGGTAACGATGTCGAAGAACACCCAGGCTGGGTTGTTCGTCCATGCCGACTTGAAGGTGCCGTCCCACACGCCACTGTAGGTGCGGCCGATGGGGTCGTAGTTGCTGGGCACGCGGATGATGCGTCCCCACACCCGATAGGATCGCGACGGGATGTTCTGGAACTGGCTCGCGTCGACCTGGACCGCGCACAGCGCGCTGTTGGGATACCGCAGTTTGACGTCGATGATCTCGGTCATCGAAAGCACGTTCACCGTGTCCGAGATCAGCGAGTTGTTCTGGTTCGGGGTCAGCCTGCGAATGCGAACCTGCCACTGCGAGCCAGCCGGCAGGTCAATTCGACGGCTGCGCTCATACTGCGTCGTGGTCTTGCCGGTGATCGCATCGTTGAGCACGGTGGTGTAGGCGCCGCCGTCGACAGACAGATCCACCGCGTAGCTGATCGAGTATCCGTTCCGGTCGCCATTCTCTTCGTCCACCTTCTGCAGCGCGGGAACGGCCAGCCGGATGCGCACGGCCGACAGGTCCGAACCGCTGACAGTACGCACGACCGGTTGGTCGCTGCGCAGCTCCACGTTCACTGAAATTTCGTTCTCGACCGATGGGAAGCCGGGGATGTACTCCTGGTCCTGCGTACCTGATCGGGTGTCGACAGTGACACCAGCGAAGTTCAGCCCGCCGTCCGGGTTCTGGATGGGAACCTGGTTCAGGTAGATCGACTGGTTGCCGGCCACCAGGCCCCGGATCTCGCCCTCGCTGACAAGGTCGATGATCCTGGCCACGGCCATCGAGTGCAGGCTGTCCGGGGTCTCCACCTGGGTGCGGCCGTTGCTGCCGCTCTTGCCGCCGGCGCCGGCCAGCTGCAGCCAGCGGGCGATTGGAGTTGCGACTGGCAGGTTCAAAGCTGGTCCTCCGCCATGATGCCGCCGCTGATCACTGCCGAGCCCACCAGCATGCCCTTCTGGTCGTGGCCGCCGTAGGCGACCGGCGCAGGATTGCCCTGCGCTTGGGTATTGACGGTGCCGTTCATGCTGTAGCTCGGTCGGTTCTCGACGCTGTCCTGTGACCCGAGCCCCTTCGGCTGTGGCCCCAGCATCTGGACGACGCCACCAATCGCCATCACCGCGCCCGAATAGATCAGGTTCGCGTTACCGGTGTAGGCACCGACAACGATCAGCACGACGCCCATGATGATGTTCAGAATGCCCCCGCGCTTGCTGCCGAGCAGTACCGGTGCGATGCGGATGTCTTCCTTTCCGGGCGGGTCCTGCAGCTGCTCTTTCGTCAGGTTCTGCTTGCCCACGAAGACGGCGAAGGCCATGCCGTTTTCCTTCGCGCGGGTGAGATACTGCTGGAAACCCGGCAGGATCGCGCACAGCGCGCGCACGGCCTCGGCTGGGCTGTTGACGGCGAGGCGGAAGGAGCGGCCGAAGCGGCTGCCCAACTGTCCGTACAGGCGGATGGTGCGCAGGCGCTCAGACACGGGCAGCCTCCTTGTGGCGGACGATGTAACGGGTACGCTCGGCCCACATGCCGCCGTAAGTGATGACCTCCGACAGCCGGCCGTGCATGTGATGGAGCAGCTGGCCGTCGCCGAGATAGACGCCGGCGTGGTTCGGGACCGGCGAGCGGATCTGCATCAGCACCATGTCGCCGCGCTTCGGCTCACCCTCGATCAGGTCAAAGCCCTCGGCGCGCAGCCGGTCCAAGCTGTAGAGGTCCTGGCCCTTCTCCCACCAGTCGTCCTCCCGCTCGTATTGGCTGAGCTGGATGCCAAGCTCGCGCGCGTAGAAGTCGCGCACCAGGCTGTAGCAGTCCAACTGGCCGTGGGCGAACTGCCGGCCCACCAGCGGCGCCTCGTAGCCGCACGGCTCGATGGTCTGCAGGTCGCCGCACTCGGGATTGGCACCGGTGACCTGACCAACGCTGACGATGTGCCACGGCAGGCCGCTGGCCTCGCACATGACGCGGTCCGCGTCCGAAGCTGTGGCGGGGGCGTTCGGATGGCTGTGCACGACGGCCAGTACCTCACCCACGTCCTCGGCGTCGGCGAAGTCCTCCGCCGGCAGCCGGAAGTGTTCGCTGGGCGTGATGGCCACGTTCCGGCAGGGGATATAGGCCTCGCCATCGTCGCCGGCCACGACCAGGCCGCAGCACTCGCGCGGGTACTCGGCGATGGCGTGCGCCTGGATGGCCTGCAGGGTGCTCTGTTGCATGGGTGTCGCCCATAGAAAAGGCCCGCGCTGGGCGGGCCTTGGGTGATAGGTGGTGGAGGCCGGTGCTGATCTCCGGCTTCAGGGCGATAGGCGTGGACTGGACGCCTCGTTTTATAGCTGCGGGTGTGCGTACTGCATACCTCCTACGTTCCGCACCTGTTCGGCCTGAGGTAACTGATACCAGCCCCGAACAGCTCTCGCTCCCACGATTCGCGCATCAGCCTGCGCATGCTCCACCGTTGAAAATCGTACTACGTGCGCAGCAAACCGGCGGCTGGGAACCCGCCATAGGGCAGCGGCTTGTCGGCACCGAAGCGCAGCTTGCAGCTGTTCACCCTTCCCCCGCACTGGTCACGCGCGGGGTCGGTGGTCGGCACGTCGTTGGCGTCGGCCACGGCCGGGCCGTTGTAACCGCAGTAGGGACCGCGGTAGCCACCCCGGATCAGCCAGCCGCAGACGCCGGCGATGACCTGGCGGCCGGGAAGTTGCTCGCCGTTGAGATCAATCGCTGTCGTCAGCTCGAACTCGACGGTCTCCTTGGTCTCCGAGACCTTGCGCTCGATGAACCAGATCTCGTCGAGGAAGTGCTCATTCGGGTCGGCGGTCGGGTTCCCCTCGGGGAAGTTCGCCGCGTCGAGGTACTTGGCCAGCGTCTGCCGGCGGATCACGCGCGCGCCCACCAGGTCGTCGAACAGCAGGCAGAGAGCCGTGATCCGGCCATCGATGTTGCTGACCTTCAGTCTGGGGTTCGGTGGCTGATCGCTGGTCCGGGAAAACCCGGTCGCTTCGATCGGCCATGGCCCGTATTCCTGGCCCTGCCACCAGATCACGCCCGACTGTAGGTGCGCGTGGAAGAACAGCTGATCAGCGCCGAAGCTGCTGGCGTCAAGTTCGAACAGCGTGATGCGCCCACCGGGCTCTAGTTGCTGGGCGTCGGCGGTGATCACGATGCGGCTTCCTCGTCCAACGGCTCCATGGGCCATCCAAAGTCCTGTGGCTGCGGTAGCAAGGGAATAATCTGGGACAAGGCGTGGATGCCGACAGGCTGCTCGTCCTGCAGTTCGTACAATCGACGGTAAACCGCGCTACGCCATGCCCGGGCCGCCGTTCCTTCGAGGTCAAACGCAGGATCTGGGTCGCCCGCATAGCTGACGCAGCTGGTCATACTTTCATAGCCGCGCGCCTTTACGGTTGTGTCCAGCCAGGCATCCACACCGGCCTCGATCTGCTTGTACTCGCTGCGAAGGCGGTCGGCTGGCGTGATTACCTTTGAGAAGTCAATATTGTTCACTGGTCCGTGTCTCCTACTTCTGCATCCACGAATCGTTGAATCGGTTCTTCACCCATTCCATAGGGAACAACCAAAGCTAATTCGATAGCTCCATCCTTACGGCGGACCGGCCCCGCAACAAATGGCGTAGACACTGAGCCGGGCGGCAGCTCGCTTCCTTCCTGCAGCTGTGCAAAGTCGAAGATCTCACCGTTTATGGTGAGCTGATCTCCTTCCCATGATGCGTGAAGCTCGGCGTCTGAGCGCTGTGGGATCAAAGTCACGCGCATTAGAACCACCTCCCGAGCGCTACATACCCGTGATAGACCGACAGACTCTGACTGTGTCCATTCTTGATCGAGTACGCGAAGCTCGTTTGCGACACGCCGGGCTCACAGTTTTGTGTGAGAAGGTAGGGAAAGGACGCATTGACGTGAATGAACGCCAGCGGGGCGCCACTGAATGCTGCCGCAAACGTGAGCGTGCCGCTGGCCAATGTCCCGCCAGCCCCGATGTTGCTGTTCCCGACAAGGCGGCTACATATCTGCAGGCCGCTGGCAAACCTGAAGTACTGCCCATTCGCATTGCTGCCCGCCTCCATGATGGCGCCTGTAGGAACACCGCCAGACTGCGCCACGGTGCCCAGGATGTCCGCCTTCGCACCGCTTTTCAGAGAGGCGATTGCGTCACGGACTGCGCTCGGCATGTGGAGCATGTCCAAGGCGCGGTAGGTGGGAAGTCCGTCAGCACTTGGCGGCGACGCTAGGACGCGAGCAGCTGCCTGCTGAGCCATCAACTGACTGAAATTGTCGTTCACCTTGCCGAAGGCAACCTTTGCCGGATCCCCCTTGTAGGTCCCATGATCGGTTGTGGTGTCGATAATCTGCTGTGCCATGAGCAATCCTTACGGCTGGAACGTTTGTTCGAAAGTGGCATTCAGCGTGAATACGCTATTGCCATGGGGAATGAGGGTGTAGGTCTTGCACAGGTACAGGCCCTGCACGCCAAGCGGTGGCGTCCACAGGAAGGACACCGCACCCTTGTGAGCGCGCAGGAAGGCCAACGCAGGCCCCACCTTCGATTCCTTGCCCACGATGGAAATCGGCCACTGCTGGGTCTCGTTGTTCAGGCCATCTGCAGCGGTCTGTCGGTAGCCGTCGCCGAACCTCGCCTCGCGGGTGAGGAAGTCACCAGTGCCGGTGATCTCGGTGCGCACGCACCAGTTGAAGACCTCAGCCATTGCTCACCCTCATCTGATGGAAGAGGCCGCCGGGCCGCGACTGTTGGGTGGCCCACTCGTTCATCTTAGAAGTGAAGAACTGGTTGAGCCTGCGAGCGTCCTCGCTGCCATCGCCCTGTTGGGTGGTACTGGTGCCGTCGGACGAAATGTTCATCGTGGTGTTGAAGTTGTTGGTGATCCCGCCACCGCCTCCAATGGCGGATGCGGGCATGCCTGCGGTGATCGGGCGAACCGAACCAGCGTCGCCTGGGATCAGGTAGGTCTTGCCGCCCTGGTCGAACAGTTCGGGCCGACCACCCTCGCCCACGCGGTACATGCTGCCGCCAGCCACTGGACCGCCTCCGGCGCGGCCACCAGCAGACGCACCGATCGCCGAGCCGAGCGCATTGATCCAGCCCGCACCTGCGCCGCTGTAGCCGGATGCCCACCTGCCGATCGCCTTCATCGCTTCCGAGGCGGCCAGTTCCGCGGCGATGCGCTGCATAGCCTTGGCGAAGCCGCGAACCATCCCGCCCAATCCCTGCTCGAACGGATCGAACAGGAAGTCGGCGAAGGCATCCTGCATGTTTCGGGCGGCCTGGTCGGCAAACGTGCTCATCTGGCTGTTCGCGCCCTGGGTTCTGCTGGCCAGGTCCTGCAGCCCATCCCCATAGAGCGCGGCGAAATCGTCCTGCGCATCCTTTACCGCAGCAAGATTGCGAAGTGTTTCCGCCTGAGCCTCGCTCAGCGCTCCGTAGGCGTTTGCCTGGATGTCGTAGTTCAGCTTTGCCGACTCGCTGAGGTCACCATGCAGGGCGATCTCGCGTTCCAGCTTTGCGATCTGGTCGTCGGCGCGACTGTTTCCAGCGCTGTAGAGAGCATCGTAGTCCTCTTGGATCTGCTCTAGCAGCGACTTCTCTTTGGTCAACGCACCTACGCGTCGGTCCGATCCTCCAGAACCGCCCGCAGGCGTGGCTAGCCCGCTGCCTGGGATCCGCGCAGTACTGTCGACGGATCCCGTAACTCCCTTGAAGTTCTCGCCGGCCGCTTCTGAGCGATAGCGCTTCGTCAGCTCTCGCTGAATCTCCAAGCGTTCCTGCTGAAGATCATTGATTCGCTTCAGGCGCGCTTCTTCCTGGTTGTCCGTCAGTGGCAGCCCGAACAGCCCCCGATCGTTCTTCTTGATGTAATTGATTCTGTCCGTGAGCCTAGCCATGCGGGTGTTCAGCGCTTCCTCGCCAGCGTCCGCTACAGCCCCGCCCGCATCGAGCTTGCGGATCTGGTTCACCTTGTCGATGAAGTTGACGATCAGTACCGCACCATTGGCCATCTCGGCCGCCAGATCGCCCACCCACTTTGTAATGGTGACAAAGGCGCTCTTGGTCTGGTCTGATCCGAGAAACGCCGTCAGCTCCTTGAACTGCGGCAGCAACTCGGCCGCCACCTCGTTCTTCAAGCCCTGGAAAGCAAGCTGGATCAGGTTGGACTGCTCCTTGACCTCCTTCATAGCAGCCAGCGTGTCTGCATCAAGCACGGCCCCAAGGCGCTGCGCCTCATCGCCCCACTTCCGGAAGCCCTCGCCGTTCCGCGCCAGCAGCGGCGCCAGCATCGACGAGTCGCTGGCGATCGCCTCCATGTAGAAGACCATCTCGGCCTGGCTCGCGCCGGCCTGCTCCAACGCGCTGTAGTAGCGCTGCAGCACCTCCGGCCCGCTCAGGTGTTGCAGCTCCTTCGCGGTCAACCCGATGCGCGGTGCGATCTGCTCGAAGAAGTCCTTCATCGCGCCGCCGCCGGTCTGCAGGAAATCACCCAGCTTGTCCTGAGTGTCCTTGAAGATGTCGGCGAGCTTGTCCTGCTGGATGCCAACGGTGGCCGCGCCAGCAGCCATGCGCTGGAACACCTGCTCGTTGGTGCCGGACAGACGGGAGAACTTCTCCAGTTCCGCCGATGCATCGACCAGCTGCCGGGTCCAACCCAGAACGGCCGTGCCGGCCGTGGCCAATCCACCAGCAATGGTTCCGCCGATTAGCCCAAAGGCACGCCCGATGTCGGCAGCAGTGTCCCCGGCATCCTTGCCCAGCTTCTTCATCTGCTTGGACGCGCGGTTGGTGTCGGTCTCGAACGACCCTGTGCGCATCAGTAGGTCGACAACGATTGAGCCGGCAGTGGCCATGGTGGGGTCCAGTCAGGTTAGAAGCCGAGGGCCTTTGATACGTCGCGATCGGCGTCGCTCAGCACCGGGTCATCCGGGCTCGGAGCGAGGAATCCGATGATGCTTTCGTACTTGCCGCCGAAAGCGGTTCCGATCACTGCAGCCGGCCGGTGGAACCGGTGCAGATCGTCGAAGGGATACAGCTCGTAGAAGGCGCGCCAACCATTCAGCTCAGCGCCTGGCATTGCGTCGATCTCGCCGAGGGTCTTCCCGAGGCTCAGGGCGAGCTGGTATCGGAACCACTCTCCGCTTCCTCGGCGGGCGAGCTCTCCTTTCCCTGGTAACTGTGCACCTCGCTGATGGCCTTGGTCAGGGCAATCTGAACGGCGAACTTCAGTTTCTTGGCCTGCGCCAGCGTCAGAGCTGGCTTGCCATCGGGGGTGCATATCGCCTTGGCAATGAGGCGAGCCATCGATTCAGCCTGCTTGTCCGGGTCTTCACTGGTCTGTCCCGCGAAGAATCCGCGCAGCACGCCGGCCTCCTGCTCGCGGATGTAGAACGTGTGCTTGCTGCCATCGGCAAGCTTGACCTCGCGCTCATGCACGTCGTCGGAGATGAAAAGCGAGGGGTCCAGCAGCGGCGCTGCAGTGTTGTTGGTCTCGATCATGGAGTGGTTCCGTTGAGATGGCTCGCCACGGCGCCACTCGGGCGCCGGGCGCTTGGATGGGATCAGGCCAGCGGCTTGCCGTAGCGGGTGACGCCGCCGCTGCGCTGGACTGTGACCGTGCCGCGCACGATCTCGTTGGTGGCGATGTCGATGTTCACATCAGCGATGTAGCCGGTGAACAGGAACCCCGAGCGAGCGGTGGCCAGTGGCGGAACCAACTCGTCTTCGGTGTCGAGAGTGGGCGCAGCAGTGCCGTCGCTCAGGCCGATGTACCAGCTCACGTTCTCGCCGCTGTCCTTCAACTTGAACAGCGCATCATGGGATGCGTCGCTGGGGATGTAGTTGAACGGGATGGACACCTGGCCAGGGTTTCCCAGCCCGCGCTGGAACGTCTTGTCCGTTGTTGCATCCAGGCAGGTGTCTTCGATCTGGTCGGCAGCGCCGCCCAGGCCGGACGCCCCGGTCGGGCATGCGAACTTGACGATCGCCGGCCCGCCGGCCGCGTTCGGGTCAACGAAGAACAGATGGGTGCCCTGGGTCTTGATGACGCCCTCGGTCATGGCAGTTTCCTCTGAGGGGCCGCGCGAGGGCGGCATTACGGATGACCAGCAGTCAGCGCTGGTCGATGAAGTCGGCTTCGAGGCCGACGCGGTACAGCTTGGTATCTGGGTCGCGGTTGTTGACCACGACGCGGTTGGCGATCAGCACGCCATCCAGCGCAGCGCGAACGGCCTTCGCGAGCTGCTCTACGCCTGCGTCGGTCGCGTGGTAGCAGTCGATCTGCACAGTGGTGAAATCGCCACCAGGGGCAGCGCTCAGGTTGTCGAATGCCGAACCAGTCACGATCTGCCAGACGATGTAGGGGCGCGTCTCGGTCTGTGCCACCTCACCGTGCCGGCCGATGCGGTCGTCGACGATCGCCGACACCGCCGCTGTGCGAATGGTTCGATACACCTTCGGGAACATCAGCGGCGCCCTCCATTCTGCGCGGCCAGGCGCTTGGTGATCTGGTCGAGCCTCTTCAGCAGGTCTTCGCTGACCACATCAATGATCTGGCTCCCTCGACGCTGTACGGCGGGGCGCAGCCAAGGCCGGGCGGGCTGCGTTGCGGACCCGTACTCCATCAACTGCGCCGCCCGCAGCGTCGTTGTCTTGGCGCCCTTGGCGTTGATGTAGCTGCGCCGCTTGACCCGCACCAGCTGACGCTCACCCTTTGTTCCAACAGGTGCCTTACCACGGCTGGCGACGATGCTCTCGACCGTGGTCTCTGTGCTGTCCGCTCCGCCCTGAGCCACAGAGCGCCGGAAATTGTCCTTGGCTTGGTCACGAAGCAGACGCGCGCCCTTGGCGAGTGCGAGCTTGACCGGGCCGCCCCGCTTGCTCACCACCTCCGCTGGCAACGCCTCCAGCGTGGAAAGAACGCCATCGATCCCATGGATCTGAAGTTCGACCTTCATACCGGCTATCGCCCGTCGTTGACGCCGGCCGAAACCGGGATCGTGATGTACTCCAGCCCAGACGCCTTGTCCGGCAGCAGCCCGGCGATGTTGAAGATCTCGCCGCGGTGGACCAGGCGCATCGACGGCAGCAGTCCATCGCGGTGGCGCATGGTGATGCGTGCGGTGACCGCCGATTGGGTCTGCCCGGATTGGATGAACTCGCGGGCCGAGAGCGGCTCAACCGAAGCCCATACCGTGGCCACGTCGACCCACGTCGTGGTGTGCACGCCGTCCTCGTCCTTGGTCGTCACCTGCCGCTGGATCAGCACGCGGTGGCGGAGCTTACCTGCCGGCAGGCTCATATCAGACCCCGAGGCCGATTCGATAAGGCCATAGCAGGCTATGGGCGCCCATCGGGACTTGGACCGTCGCCCCGTCGCTGCCCTGCACGTCCTCACGCGTGCGGTACAGGTGCCCCAACATCAGGAGGATTGCCGCCCTGATTGAGTCGTTGGCCAGCATAGGATCGACGCCCGCCGTACCATCCAAGACTGCGGCGGCCATGGATTCAGTGTCTTTGAACACACGGCGATTGAGAAACTGCTGAGCAGCCCCTTCTGACGCGGTCCCGTAAAGCTCCAACAGCGCGTCATCGTCCGTATCGACACGGCAATGTGCTCGGGCCTGTTCCAGGGTGATCAGCTCCATGGTCAGGCCCTGGCCTTGCCTTGCCGTGCCTTCTTGCCAGCTGGCTGTTCGCTCACGGCGTCGGCGGCTTCCGCAGCGGCTTCAGTGACAGTGGTTTCTTCCGTCACCGGCTCCGGCAGCTCTGCCGGGGGCTGTTCGCTCACGGCGTCGGCGGCTCCGGTGTCGATGAAGTACTGCCCGCGGCTGCTGTCCATTCGAACGGTGGTGCCGGCGCGCGGATCCGGCTCTTTGAACTTGATCAGCATGATCCTCTCCGAACCCGGCCTGCACTGTGGCAGGCCGGGATAGCCTGGAACGGTGGATTAGGCGACGTTGCCCAGGTCGCCGTAGATGAAGGCCTGCGGCCGGTAGACCGCCAGCGCCAGGCGCTCTTCGGCCAGGATGGTCACCAGGTTCTTGACGAAGTCGTCTTCGTTCTCGGTGGCCACCTCGACACGTGCCTGCCAGCGATCGAACAGCTGCGCCCCCAGCTTGAATGCGCCAGTGAGGAACTTGTCCTCGGCGATCGCCTGCGTTGCAACGACCGGCAGGTTCCACAGCGTGGCTCCGATGACACCCTGCGGATTGCCGATGATGTAGCGGCCGGTGGTGTCCTTCAGGAGCTCGACACGTGCCCAGTCGATCGGGTTGAGCACGATGCCGCTGGCCGGGAACTCAGCCAGCTGCGCCTGCAGCATTGCCAGGCGGATCTTGTCGATTACCGTGGCATCGGCCGGCTCGAACGGTGCGGCGTAAGCCGTCGCCTGCGGGATGATGCCCAGCAGGTTCTGGCCGGTGCCGTCGCCATTGAGAAGCTGCTGCTCTTCCTTGAACGCCAGGCCGTAGCGCAGGCGACCATCGATGTAGCTGGCGAGCTGCGAGGCATCGCTGAGGATCTGGCGCGATGCCTTCATGTAGTGCGCGATCACCTTGGCGGTGGTGCTCACCAAGTCGAACTTCAGGCTGGACTCGGGCTTCTTCGCAGTTTCTGCCACCGGCGCGGCATTGTTGGTGAAGCCAGTCTCCTTCACGTACTCCAGCGTGTTGCCATCCATTCGGCCAGGCGTGATCAGGTCGCGTACCGTCAGGCGGCGGTCCGGCGGCGCGACGACACCCGGCAGACGGGTGGGGTTGACCAGGTCGCCGGCCGCGCCGTCGGTGTCGGTCGTGACCGAGGTGATCGCAGCACTGAACGTCATGTCCACGCGACCACGCGGGGTGGTTTTGCTGGCGAATGCCTGGAACTCGTCACTGTTGACGAACTGCTGGCCGAACGACTGGTGCTGCACGTCGCCGCCCGCGCCGTTGGCCTCGATCTTGGCCAGACGCTGCTCGGCAGCCTGGAGGTTGGCCTGCAGCTCGCCCTGCTTCATGAGGGCTTCATCGACTTTTGCCCGGGTTTCAGCGGACAGCTCAGTGTTCTTTGCGGCCACCTCGGCGTAGGACTTCAGCTGGTCGCCTACGGTCTTCAGGTCGGCACTGACCTGCTTGTACTGCTTCTCGACGTCCTCGCCCACGTCGCCGAACTGGGCATGGCGGCGGAACTGGGGGATGTCGCTGGGCTTGATCAACATCGCCGCCAGGGCGACTACGCCTGCACTGCCGAGCAGGCTCATGGCAAGGACGGACGGGCCGACCTTTGCGAATGCGCCAACCGCCAGGGGAATCGCCGCTGCGATAGCGAGGACGACCAGGTAGAACGTCGCGGAGAGTTTCATGGACTTCATGTGCAAAGCTCCTATTGCGGGAGATTGAAAGAAAGACGCGGCAGCGGATCTGCCTGCACCCGGATGGCCTTTCGGCCGCTATCGGTGGGATCGCCCTCACCGCTGCCAGTGGGATCGCCCCGACTGGACTTGATTTCGCTGATCAAGCGCATCGCTTCTGACTTCGGCATGCCTGTAGCACGCAAGCCGGCCTCCACACGGCGCACCGCTGAGGCGTTCTCCTTGCTTGCGCCCTTCTCCACCTGATCGGAGGCCAGAAGCTCATCTGCAAAGCCGTCCTCAACTGCGGAGGCACCGCCGATCCAAGTCTCGGCATCCATCAGCTTTGACATGGCCTTCTGCTCGGCACCGGTGCGAGCGGCGTAGATGCTGGCCATCGCGTCGTCGAATGGCTTGAGCGTCGCAGCAACGTCGGCCAGGTCGTGGCGATTTCCCACGGCAACGACCCAAGCGTTGTGGATCATCAAGAATCCGGCGCGCGCGATCTGGACCGTGTCACCGGCCATGGCGATGACGGACGCAGCCGATGCAGCCAAGCCCAGCACCTTCACAGTGACCTCGCCGTCGTGCTCGCGCAGCAGGTTGTAGATGGCCAGGCCCTCGAACATGTCGCCGCCGGGGCTGTTGATGTTGACCGTGACCGGTCCTTTCCCCATCCCACGCAGGGATGCCGCGATGCGCTTGGCGGTCACGCCTTCGCCCGTCCAGTAGTCGTAGCCGATCACGTCATAGATGCTGATGGACCGCTCCGCATCGGTGTCGGAAGCCGCCCTGACGCCAGCCTCCCAGCGGTCAAGGGCGCGCGGCTGGATCTGGCTGCTGACAGCGGCGCAGGGCCGGCCCTCCGGTACACCCGGCAGCGTCTTGATCGTCATGTGGTCAGTCCTTTTTGTCTTCGGAAAAGCCCAGGAATGCGCGGATAGCGGCCCGGGCCTGGTCGGCATCTGAACCAGCGCCGATGGCATCCAGCGTGGTCATCGCGGTTTGCACGGTGAGCACGGCGGCATTACCGCCCATCGGCTCCCGGTCTTCCAACTCGCGCACTTCATCACGGGTCAGAATGCCCTTGTCCACCATCACCCCGTAGAACGCGGCGCGTCCGGCGCTGTCGGCGCGCAGAAGGCCTTCCACGGTGAACTTCGGGTAGTAGCGCAAGCGCTCGGCCGGCGTCAGCAGGTCCTTGCTAATTGCCTGCTCAATGCGTCGCAACCATGGCCCGAGCGTGAACGTCAGGAAGCCGATCATTTGCTGTTCGATGCCGGTTCCCCAGCTTGTCGACTTCTCCGTATGGCCAACCATCCACGGCGGCACGCGGAACCAGCGGCAGATCGATTCCACGGAGAACGCCCGCGACTCCAAAAGCTGCGCATCGGATGGCTTGATGCCAAGCGTGCCCGCCTCCGTTCCACCTTCCAGCAGCGGGGTTTCACCGCGCTCAATGGAACCCATCAGGTTCTTTTTGAACTCCGTCCGCTGCTCAGGCTTCAGGAACGCCTGGACCTTGTAGTAGATCGTCTGGAGCAGCCCGTTTCGGAATGTGCGAGCCGCTGCTCGGTCTGCAGCGATGGCGTTGCCGAACACCTTGGCGCCGTAGGCGATCACAGACACGCCATTCTCGCCATCCAGCGTGAACCCGGGAATGCGCCAGATCCTTGCCGGCGCGATGATCCTGGGAGCACCATTGGCGCGCAGGTAGCGATACACCTTGTTGCCGTTCAGGTCACGATTGATGGTGAGCCTGGCTGGATCAAGGAACTGCAGGCCGATCAGGCGTTCACCGGCGTAGAGCTTCTCAGCGAAGGCGTTGCCACGAAGCAGCATCGCGACAACCATGGCCTCCCAGAACACCGCCGCAGTCGAGTCGATGTTCGGCTGGTCGTGAACAACGAAATGCAGCGGGTGCTGGCTCGCGACACTCTTTCCGGTCTTCGTCCTCTCATACATCGACAGGGGCAATGTGGCGATCGTCTCAGAGATCAAGCGGACACACGCCCAGGCTGCGTCGACTTGGAGAACCGCCTTTGCTGTGACGGCTACGCCGGCCTCATTGGCCATCTCGCGGTCAATGTAGAGCTCTGCGTCGCGGGTCGTGAATGAACGAACCCACCCGTCAACCGCTGCTCGGACCCGTCCCAGAAACCCGGTTTGATGCTTCATCTTCATGCGGATCCCGCCAGAATAGGGTTGCTCAACCAGTCGTCCATCCCGCCGGTCGCCTCGCTCGTGAGAGATACGCCTATGGCCATCAGCAGCGCGGTTATGTCGTCGATCTTGTCGGCGGACCGGCGCTTGTCCGGCGCCATGTTCAAGTTCACGTCTTTGCGAGCGACCAAGTTGGCCGCGCACCAGGCCAGAACAGGGTCGCCGTCGTGCACCAGCCGCTTGCCGATGTAGGCGCGCTCCAGCTCCACCATTGCAGGGTGGTAGGACTTCGTGCCCTGGATGAACTCCACCAGTGGAACTTCCGCCGCAACAAGGCGGCTGACCATCTCGGTCGCGTTCCAGCGGTCGAACGCAAGCGACTGCAGGTTGAAGCGCTCGTGCACGTCCAGAACCGCCTGCTCAATCACAGCGTAGTCAGTGACCTCACCCTCGGTCTGCTCCAGCAGCCCGGCCGCGACCCAGCCCGCATACGGCACAGTGCCGCGCTCGGTTCGCTGTGCCACCGCGGACTCGGGCACCCAGCGCCGTCCCCAAGTGATGATCTTGTCGTCCAAGCGCCAGACCAGCCGCAGCGATGCAAGGTCGCGCGTGCTGGCCAGGTCAAGCCCACCCCAGCAGGGAACGTCCTTCAGCGCGTCCAGATCGACCACGCCATGGCAGGCATTCCACTTTGGCAGCAGGATGAAGCCGTTCGCCGCTGCAGCAGGCCGGTTCAGTCGCTTGATCTGGAACTCAGCGAGCTTCGAAGGCATCGCCTTCGCCTCGATCGACTCCTTCCTGATTGCCGCCAGCAGATGGGGGTTCACGTCCATCAACGGGTTGGCCTTGTGCCAGGCCTTCTCGTCGAAGTCCCCGTCCTCCTTATCCACAGCGAAGAAGATGGCCAAGAAGTGGTCTGCGGCGTCGCCGAACACCCCTTCCAGCAGTTGCGTGGCGAACTGCCGAATCTCTGACCATGGACCAGGATTCGCGTACCCCTCCGTGGTCGTGAACAACCACAGAGGATTCCGGCGCGCACCGGCCGCCGACTGCAACACGTTCAGCAGATCGGGGGTCTTGTGCGCATGGATCTCGTCGAGACCGACGTGGGACGGGTTAAGGCCGTCCTGCGTCGATGCCTTCGCGTTGATCGGTTTGAACGTCGCGCCGGTCTCGACCCGGCTGATCGCATTAGCCCAGCACTCCAGTCCGTACGCCTCCCGCAGATCGGCCTTCTTCTCGGCCATCCGCTTGGCCACGTTGAAGATGATGCGCGCCTGGCTGCCAGTGGTAGCCGCGGAAATGACCTGCGCACCCTCTTCCTCTTCACAGCATTCGCAGTACAGCAGGATCGCGGCCGACAGCGTCGACTTCGCGTTCTTGCGCGCGACCGCGAACAGTGCGGACGTGAAGCGGCGGGTTCCATCAGGCTTTCGGAACCCGAATAGCTGAACCACGAACCAGACGTGCGACGGGTGAAGCCGGATCTCCGGCGTCTCCCACTTGCCTTCCACGTGCGGGAGCAGTTCGATCCAGCTGCAGGCGTGATTGGCGTGATTGCGCGAGAAGGAGAACGGCGACCCCTTCTTCTTTGCGCGCTTCAGATCGTCCAGGAACCGTTTCGCTGCCAGCTTGATCAGCCGGCCGAACCTCCCTCCCCTATCCGCCGCAGCCGCCTTCGCATACCCGATCGCGACATCGACGTAGTCATTTTCCGGCGGCGCGGGGCTTTCCGAGCGCGGCGAACGCGTTGCCCGGCTTTTCCGTGTCGCCATTCGGTTTCACCTTTCCCTGCGCCACTGGCGTCAGGCCGAAGTCGTTCATCAGTCCACGCAGCTGGGCAACCATCGATGCAACCGGCGCCTCGCCAGCGGCGTACAGCTGGACGGTCTTTCCATGAAGAGCGCAGAGCTGGCCGAGCGCCGACAGTCCGGCCTCGGTCAGGAGCTTGTTTGCGTGGAGGATTGGAGCTAGGCGCTCCCATTCCTTACGTGCGTGTGCGTTGGGCATCCAGTCCGGTGCCGGTGGCACATCGGACACCAGGGGGAGTTCGGCGGCGACAGCCGCTTCGCGGTCAGGCCGGTCGGTGCCGGCCACCACCTTCAGCGCTGTCGGCTTGCGGGGGCGGGGCATAGACGGGCCTCAAAAACTGAATTTTCTGAACTGACGGTGCAAAAAAACGACTGAGCGGCCGGTGTCCGAGGGGAACGCTTCGAACTTTTTCCCCTCCCCCCGGACTATTTGATGAGAGTCGATCGCATTCATCGCTTTGATAGGTACGGATGAGAACGATTCGCGCCTCGCGCCGCCTCTGCCTTGGTCTTCGCGGCGTGGCACTCGCAGCAGATCGCCTGCAGGTTGTCCAGGGCATCCGTGCCGCCTTCCGCCTGCGGCACAACGTGGTCAACTTCTTCCGCCTGACGGATGCGACCAGCAGCGCGGCACGGCTGACAGAGGTACAGGTCACGTGCCATTACCGCGTCGCGCTTGCGGCGCCAGGGTCGGCCGCCTCGCCCTTTGCCGTAGTTCTCAGGGGCCGACTGAGCAACGTGCACGGGCGCAAGCTGAGGCATCGGCCGGTGGCGATTCGGGAACCCCGGCATCAGCCTAGACTCTGCGACTGGTCGCGCTCGCCGGGGACCAGCTCTCCGTCCAGGCTGCGGGCTGGCTCGCCGTGCTCTTCTTCACCTTCAGCTGCCAGCGCGGCCAACAAGGCATCAACCTTTCCTTCGAGTCTGGCGGTGGCTTGGCGCTGCTCTTCCTGCTGCAGCTCTATCCGACGCAGCCGGTCGTGCAGGCTCATTGCGTCACCTCGGCACGGTCTGCTGCGATGACGGCTTGGCAGGCACGGACGTGGTCGTCTGCGTCGCGTCCAATTTGAACAAGAGCGCCCGCGACCTCTGCTCGTAGTTCGGCTGCCTGGTTACGTTCGATGGCGCCGGTGACGGCTTGGGACAGGCGAGCGGTGTTGCAGGTGGCGAGGTCGTCGCGCAGCTGGAGGCTGCCATCGCGCAGACCAGCAGCAACAGCAGCAGGGACGGCCGTGGCCGCGGTGCGGTCTTCTTCATGCTTGGCTCCGATGGTGGCCAGCGCCTCGGCGCGGCTGTGCTCAACGGCACGGGTCTGGGTGATCTGCTCGACCTGGGCGGCGCTGGCGCCGGCCAGCTGCCGGGCGTCCACGGTCTCAGCCCGGTCACCGCGCCAGGCCCAGCCTGCGGCGAACATGCCAGCAGACCAGGCGACGAACACCAGAAGGTAGATGGCGATTCGGTTCATTTCAGGCTCCCGGACCCTTGCGGGTCATGCCGAAGAAGTAGCCGATGACCATGCCGGTCGCGTTGTTCAAGCCGCCGATCAGCATGCCGAACGAGTCCTTGTTTTCCGGCGGAATGGCCACTGCGATCAGGGCGGCCATGGCCATCCCAAGCAGGAACAGGACCAACACGGCAATGCCGACGCGAGCGGCGCCGATGTTGCGGGTCGCGAAGGTCATGCGGCACCTGCCAGTGAATGAATTTCCTCCAGCGCCCAGTGATAGAGCTGCTGGTCGATGATGGTCACGCGCGTGAGGCGCTTGCCTCGCACTTCCTTGATGGCCACCTGGGTGGACTGCTGAACAGCCAGCAGCACGAATGCGATGCGCTGCTTGGTCGGATCAGGTTCCTGCAACACCGCAAGCGCGTCGCTGACCATCTCGCGGATGGCCAGCAGCAGCTCGGCCGTGGGGCTCTTGGCCTTCTGACTCTCCAACACCACCAGCACACCCTGCAGCTGACTTACCGGCGACAGCCGGGCAGCCTTCTTCTTCGACGTCATGCGGTCAGCGCCTTCAGCGCGCGGGCGTAGCGCGCCTTTCGGTCAGCAGCGCCGGTCTGCCCACCGTTGACTCGCTCGGTGATCTCATCGAAACGGCTGGCATCCGCCAGCTTGTTCAGGGATCGGGCATCCCAGAATGCTCCGGCGGCCAGGGCGCCCCATTTCGGCTGCTCCAGTTCCTCCGGTTTTACCTCGAAGTCAGGCACGCCCTTGATGCCCTTCGCACGGAGAGCGTCGCGGATGGCCGCGTAGTTGGCTCGGCCGGTGTTCTGGATGGGACCACGGCCGCGATAGCGGTAGCCATCGCCACTCGCCTCCGAGCCGTTGCCAAGCCGATTGGCGTAAGCGTTGTTGCCGATCGCAACCGGCTTCCGTTCCAGCGCGCGCGCCAGGTCGTTCGGCTTCCTCGGCTTGGCCTTGGGGTCAACGGCGTAGCGGCTTGGCCAGGTGTCGGCCATGCCCTGCGCGCCGTAGTTCAGGTTCTCAACGGTCCGGGTCAGACTTGCCGACTCGTGACCGATCTGCGCCAGGAACGCCGCCACGCGCTTCGGGGTGCTGATGCCGAACGCCGTGCAGGCGTCCGTCAGGGGCTGCGCCCACTGGGCAGCGATGGCGGCACTGCAGCCAACCGCCTGCTGGATTGTCAAGGCGGTAAGAATCATGGCGTTGGATTTAGTTGACAGAACGGGTAAGAATCAAATCTCACCCAAGGAGAATTAACGTATGGCCGCTCGGCTTTACTGGATCAAGGATTGCTACATCAACCTGGACTGCGTCACCTTCGTACCCCGCATAACCCATGAAGAGGGTCTGCTGGTTGCAGGTGAGGAGAACCCCGTCAACGGATTTGTCGTCTCGGTTTACACCGTTGGCCAGCAGGAGCCTCACTCATTTGTCTTTGACACTGAGCAGGAGGCCAACCAAGAGCGCGATCGACTGGTGGGAGCGGCTGGTACGACTCCCCGACTGTAGTAATTTGCACGGAAAGTTGCGGGGGCATCAACCCCGCACTTTCCTGCTCGCCCGAACAGAGCTAATGTGCAGTTGGCCGTGCGGTGCACGGCAAGAACCCCTTAGCGGGGGGACGAGGGTGGCTTAGCGGCTGCTCAAGGGGGCAGCAAGAACGGCCTCAGACCAACCTGTTCCCAGGCTGACCCTGGCTGACGGGAGTCTGAGACACCCGGACCCTACTGTTCCTGCTTCACCCACAACTGTGTGCACGCAGGAGGGTGACGTCGTACGAACGCGACGAAAAAGAAGGCCGAGATCACTCACGTGGTCCCGGCGGGCCCGCTGGGGCTGCCATGCCGGAATTACCGACATGTTCAAGTTCCAGCTAAAGGTCGAGGTGGACCTGGTCAAGCTGCTGAAGGTTCTCCTTCCGTACTTGATCCTCCTCGCCCAGTAGTGCCGAAGCCGGGCGCCCCAGGATCGCCCGGCTTCACCTTCAGGCAGCCGAGCGGTCCAATGCCCGCGCCAAATGCCAAGCGGCCTCCTGCTCCGCCTCCGTGAACCGCTGCAACATCCACTCGTAGACTGCGCGCCAACGCTCGCGGTAACTGGATTCGTCCCGGCCCAGCGCGGCCGCACGCCGACGGTCGCTGACCTGGCCCAACCCGGAGCCTCCGCACACCTTGCACGGCACCAGCAGCTCCCCAACCATCGCCTGCCCCCTGCCCTCGCAGGCCGCGCAGTACGGCCGCTTGGCGATCTCGCTGATCACCGCCGCCGCCAGGGTCGGCAGCGACTCCAGTGTGCTTATCGGCCAGCACTGAGCCTTGATCCGGCCCAGCCGCTGCTGGGCTGCGTCACGGTTCGCCCGCTGCTCCGCGGTGGCCGCGCCGCCCCAGCCGATGCACACCTCGGCCAGGCCGAGATCCGTCCGGGCCTCAGCCAGCCGGCGCTGCTGGCGCTGCAGCTCCGGCGTCACCAGCGCAATCACCGCGTCCCGTAGCTTGTGCCGGCGCAGCGCGGCGCCATCCGGCCACCAGCACGCCTCCAGTAGCTCCCGGCCCAACCCAGCCGGCACCATCCCCAGCGCCGCGGCAATGTCCTGGTTCGTCAGGTCGGGCTTCCCGCCTCCCCGGCCGATGTCGAACTTCACCGTACTCGGCCCCAACCGCGCCATCGTCTCTCGTGGATTCATGCCCGTTCCCCTGTCGTTGAGTGGCCGGCCGCCGCCGGCCCGCCCGTAATCCGCACCACCACCTGGCCGCCCGGCCGCCGCTCGTTGCTCACGACCGGGTGGCTGATGAACCGCTTGTCGTCGATGCCCAGCACCTGGGCGATGCCGTCTCGGTACGCCTTGAACCGCCCCAGCATGTTGTCGTCGTCCGGCAGCGCCTTTCCCGGCGCCTGGTGGAAGCTCACCCATAGGTGCAGCTTCCCAGCCGGCAGCTGCAGCGCGCGCCATCCCGCCTCGTGCGCCAGCACCACCGCCGTCTGGCGAGCATGCTTGGTGGCGCGAGCCTTCACGCGAAAGTGGACACGCGCGTTCGGCGACAGATCCTTGCTTGGCCAAGGCAGAACCAGCTCCAGCGCGCGGTCAGCCTGCATGGGCGGCCTCGTGCTGCTCGACCGCATCGCGAAAGGCCGCGCGCCAACGGAATGCCGTTGCCCGGCTGACGCCGAAGTCAGCCCGCAGCTGCGCAACCGATGGGAGACGGTCGCCGTACATGCGGACAATCCGCAGCGCGGTCGTCAACGTCAGGTTCTGCCGGCCCCAGTTCGGCCACCCGGGCTCGCGGCTGTGGTGGTGATCGGCCGGTTGCTGGCTCATGGTTTCACCTCGGCCCAAGCGGCCATGGATGATGCGTTTGACCGCGGGTCGATCACGGGGCGCATCAGCCGCTCGTGCAGCATCGAATGGAACTCGGCGGCCCCGACCCTCACCTTGATCCTGGACATGGCCGACAGGAGCATCTGCACCTCGCCGTCGTTGAACCGCGGAGCAAAACACCAGGGATCCTCAGTGCGCCAGTAGCCTTGCCCCGGTTCATGGCCCTTGGCGCGGAACACGCGCCGGCCCGACACCTCCAGCAGTCCCCAGCGATCAGGCATTTCCTCGGGTCGCAGCAGCCCCTTGGGCGCCAGGAAATAGCGGTACATCCCCAACCCGCGCGACGGGTCCGCGCGGAACGGCTTCTTTCGGTCTGCCAGGAAGTCGGATCGGCTCGCCTTGCATTCGACCAGCATCGTCTGGCCGCAGCGCCAGCCGATAGCGTCCGGGTTCTCGCCGTTGCCTGTGGCGGCGCACAGCTCCTCCAACACCACAGAGCAACCGGCGGTGTTCCGCAGCCACCGGCCGGCAATCTTCACCAGGTCGGCATGGGTGAGGGCCTGGCCGTCCATTACGGCACCTCCGGGCGAGCGGCGAGCATGTCTGCCCATGCGCCAAGCCTGTCGAATGTGTCATCGATCCGTTCGTTTCTCGGATAGCCAGCCTGCAACATGTCCTCAGTCGGCTCCACCGGCACCAGCACGTAGCCCTCGGGCGGCGTGAGGGCGGCGATGATGCAGCCCAACGCACGCCTGTCCGGCTTCTCCATGTACTGGCTCGGATTCCGGATCACCCCTGCGCGACCGACCATTCCATCTGCCTCATACGCCCTGGCCAGCAGCTCGCGCGCCCGCTTCTCGATGGCGTCCATCACTTCCCCTCCGGCCGCTGCGCGGCCTTAAGTGCTGCACGCATGTCTCGGCGCGTCGTTTCCGCCAGACAAGCAAGGCGAGCCGCACGGGTGAAAGCCTCGGCCAGAATCTGCTGGGCCTCGTTCTTCAGGTTCCACACAACGTGGCACTCAGGACCGGACGTGGTCACCTCCCGATCCATTGCAGCAACTTCCGCCAAGGCATGGACCGCGCGATCGGCAAGGCTCGGATGATCAGCCATGAGCCACCTCCGGGCCGGCCGGCTCGGCCGCATAGTGCGTGATCTTCGGGTTGTCACCCCGCCAGCTGCCGAACACCGGCCGCTTGCTCACCGAGTCCCACAGCATCAGCCGCGTGCCGTCCAGGGGCGCGTCGGCGATAGGAAGCCACTCGGGCCTTGGCGGAAGCGCGACCAGGTCCTCCAGCCACTGCAGGGCTGCGTCGGTGTCCTCGAAGAACTGTTCCTCGCTTTCGCCGTATAGCTCATCGATCTCCGGTCCGAAGTCGACCACCCAATGGGGATAGCGCTCGCCACCACCTACCGTCCATTCCCACGCCGCGTTGGCGACAGATAGGCCACGCCGCTTGGCGGCAGCGATGATCTTCCGCTTACTCATGCTCGCTGCTCCCAGCTGGCAGTCAGGCGCTGCACCTGCCCGCCGCGTGCCTCGAACTGCTCCACCGTCTCGGCCGGCCGCTGTCCGTCCTTTTCCTTACCCCACGCCTTCGCCGGCGCCAGGCCGGACAGCCGCTCCACCCGCGCCCGGTTGATGGTCATCTTGTCCGCTGTGCGCGGGCCTGCCGCCCCAGCCCGCCTCGCGGCCCGGCGCAGCGCTTGCTTGTGTGCCTTGTCGAGACGGCAGCGCTCGCGCTGCTCGTCCGTCACAACGAACGCCCGGGGCATGCCGATACCCGACAGGCGAAACACCGCCCGTTGGCCAATTCCATCCTTCACCAGGTAGCTGGCCTCGGTCAGGTCGCGCAGCGCGCTGCGGATTCGATCACGGTCGATCGGCGTCGTTGCGCCAACGCCCTGGTAGATCTCGCGGGCTACCAGCGCTGCGGATGGCATGCGCTCGAACAGCGCGCGCACTCGGCCTGCATTGGTCTTGCTCCTATCCATCATGGTCATGCCCTCAATTCGTTCACGTAGGTCTGATTGGCGATCAGCTCGTCATCGGAGCCGTACGTCTCGTGGAAGGTCCGCGAGCCATCCAGCAAGCTCGGGCCGTAGATCTGGCGCATCGTCGCGAAGGTGTTCCCTTCCATCGGATGCCGCATGTGGTGCCACTTGCAGAGGGCGTAGCCGAACATGTGACCGCGCCGTAGGTTCCCGCTCTTGGCGTGGTTGTAGTCGCAGCCGTAGACCACCAGCTCCGGCTCCAGCAGCTGCTGCTCTAGCAATGCCAGGCAGGCCATGCACGGGCCGGTCTTGGCCAGGTCGATCCGGGTGGCTTCTTCCCTGGTCGGCAGTGGTGCCTTCGACCACATCAGCGCGCGCCCTCCCTGCTCATCCGTGAGGAGCAAACCCGCCGGTAGTAGCCGATGCTGCTGTGCGGATCCTCGCCCTCGCCCGCAATGTGGAAGCTCATCCGCTTGCCCAGGTCGCAAGGGTTGTAGTCCTTC